CAATTGGCTGGGTTACAAATATAAGAGCATACAAAATTCCTAGCGATGTGCATAGCAAAATTGTTCCAAGAGTAATTCCAAGAACAAACTTTAATCTTGCATCAAGATCTGCTGGGGTTAATCTTTCTTTAGCCATTGTTTACCTTTGTCTTTTGGTACTCATCCCATACTTCCTGTCCAACTAAATCTCTTGAACAGGTTCCAGTAGTCTCACAAATTGGAGGATTGCATTCTGCCTTTTCCCAATTTGCTGGGTCTTGGCATTCATAACGGAATGAACCATCAAAATTACACGATGTAACTGTGAAGGCTAGCATTAAACTAGCTAATGAGGCACCTAATTTTTTCATACCTCTATTATAGCATTTAGTCTTCTTTTCTTAAAGGGATGGTGGCAAGCCAAATAATAGTAGCTATTACTGTTGCTATTCCAACCACTTGCTGGGCAGTCCCAGTAAGGGTGAGCCATGCGATAAAGAAGCCAAGGAGGGTAAATATTTGGGCAATGCTCTCCTTAATTACTTCCCAGGCATAGTTAAATACAGCCTTAATTATTTTCATTATATCCTCCTTGTCATGGCGGCAGCAACAATATTAGATGCAATAATTACTGGCACAATTACTTCCTGTGCCTTTTCTCTTTGGTCATCTGTCATGTCCTTGCCCCATTCTGATGGGTTTAAAACTTTAGAAAAATCTATATTTGTCAATGCCCCTATTGGATCAGACAAAAACTGTTCTGCTGCTATTTCTGTAGTGGCATCTGCCAAAGTATACGGCATTGGCGCATCCGCATTTTCTTCAGCCCTATTAGAAAACTCTACAATTGCTACAGCTAAAACTGGGTTATCTTTTACTGCCGCCGCAATTATTTCTATATCCTGCGATTTTATTCCTAAATCTTTTGCCAACTCTTCTTTAGATTCTTCAGATAAATTGTTTATTGTATTAGATAATTCAGCAGCCAATTTATCATCATTCACACCAATTAATTTATTTAATTCATTTAATTCTTCTTCAGAAATTGCATTGTTTGTGCTATTATCAGATGGTGGACTTGCAACTTCTTCGTCAACAGATTCATTTTGTTCAGGCTCTTGAACTGGATCTGTATCCTCTGGCTGAGGTGTTGGCTCTTCTGAAGGTTCTGGAGTTGGATCAGTCTCTTCGCTCTCCTCATTTGTGGTATCAGGACTTGGAGAAGGATTGGGGTCATCTGGTTCATTTTGTTCGTCATCATCAGGAAATCTTGGATCCTCTGGAGTAACTATTTCTGGTTCAACTTCAACATCTGGTTCTGGCAAATCTGGTTCAGTTGTTGGTTCTGGTGAAGGTTCTGGTTCTGGAGTTACTTCTTCTGCGGGCTCTTCTATTTCTTCTCCATTTATAGCCGCAATTAAATTATTTAAATCTGAAATTTGCTCAGAAAGTACAGCTGCTGCTGCCACTTCCTCTTGCTGTTCTTCTGGTGTTACTGGTGCTGGTTCTGGTGATGATGTTGGATCAACAACTGGTTCTGCTTGCAATGTTGGCAAAGGCTCTTCTGCTGATATCTGTGTAGCTCCCCAAGCCTCTAGCGAAACAATGCTACCGTCATGGAGTCTAACTCCAGTTCTCATATTTGAATATTCTGGTCCTTGATAGCTATAGGATACTGCAAGTCCGCCTGTGTTTGTAATTGCTACTAGTATATTAACAGTGCTAGGTTGTGCTCCATAATTTCCAAATGGAACCATATTTAAGTTTAATTGAAAACCGCCTTCAGAATAATAAATATCTAAACCAGATGTTCCGCTTACTCCTGGAAACCAATCCATCGAATATAATGATATAGATGGGGTTGTTGGGTAATCCCAAAATGTTGGATCTGGGCTACCGAAAGTAATTACTGAATTTGTTGTTGCATATATATTAGAATATTCTACGCCATCAAAAGTTATTGTTGAAGCAATTGGTATTTGATACCCTATATCGTCTCCAGAGCACGTATCCATATGATGAACGGTTGGCTCTGAATCGCCTTCATATGCAGCGGCTATTGTTTGTGATTGTATATAGTTAACGCATGTTGCGTTAGCATCTAAAGGAACAAGGAATAGCCATCCAAGCCCAAGAATTGTGGCTAATGATAATCTCCAAGCTTTAGTCCTAGTCAACTTAAAACTCCCTATTACAACTTTTGTAACAAGTTAATTATAACATTGAATTATTTAGCGTTGTCTGTTTTGTAGAAGCCTGCGCCTTTAAACTGAATACCAAAAGTGCCAAACTGTTTAACCATTGCAGCACCACATTTTTCACAAAGCTCCACCATGTCTGATTGTGAAAAAGGTTTTGGAATTTCTTTTGTGTAGTTACAAATAACACATTTGTAATCGTAATTCGGCATTCTTTCTCCTTAAATTTTAATGAGCAGTTTATACACATGCTCAGGTGTATCCCAAGGCGTAACTATTCGGCCCGTGTCCATCTACATGGACAGAACCATTATACCTTATTTGACTTTGATTGTCTTTGGCTTCTTGTCTTCAGGAATAACACGATCTACATCAATATGTAGCATGCCATTCTTAAATTCAGCCCCAACAACTTCCATATATTCACCAAGCGCAAATGTGCGTGTGAATTTACGGGCGGCAATTCCTTTGTGAAGAACCTCTCCAGTCTCTTCTGTAGTAACTTCACCCTTAACAATAAGAGTCTGATTATCTACTGAGACCTCAATATCCTTTTTATCAAATCCTGCCACCGCCAAAGATACACGATATGAATCTTCGTCTACCTTGACAATATTGTATGGCGGGAAAGACTGGGCCGTAGCCTCACGATGGATATTGTTTAGTCTTTCTACTTCACGATTGAAGCCAATAAAAAATGGATCTCTAAAAAGATCCATAGCAAATGTTGTTACCATTTTATTCCTCCTTTAAGCGAATAAATTAATATGTGGGCCCCTATTGGCAACCCACATATATTATAACAAATTAGATTTTTTAAGTCTAGTAGATTTTCTTTTTCTTGTCTTTCATCTTTTTGGCGTCTGCTTCTGAAGCATATAGGGCTCTCATATGTGCTTTTGCTTTTGTTTCGCTATCATGACAGCCTACTAGTTCCCCGCCCTCTTTTACAACGGCGTAACCTCTGCACCCTGCAGCATTTCTTTTTATATTCCAAGGCATAATTATCTCCTAATCGTTTGGCGTATCTGGGAAATCCATTTGGATCAAACCCATTTCTTTCGCCATTTGTTGTCCTTCTGGACTTAAATGTAAAGTGGCTTCTAAATTTTCATCATATTCCACTTCCATTAAACCTTTTTCATAAAGCTTAATTAAAGATTCATCAACATGTTGGATGTGTGCCTGCCATAATTCTGGAGCCACATCTTTGGCTTTTTCATGGATAGCAAAAATCATTTCGCCATTTTCATCCATGCCCTCTAAAGTTATTGCACCTATTTCTAAATAGTATTGCAGTTCCATATCCTCATCCATATCTCTATTATACTCTCTTTTGTGTGGCGTGTAGGACTTGAACCTACGACGACCAAATTATGAGTTTGGGGCTCTGACCAACTGAGCTAACGCCACAGGGTACTATTGTATTGTCCCGTCCTCATTTTTGTCAATGGTATTTTCTACCAACTGCTGGACATAATCAGAGAAATGTTTTCTGACGCTTCCTGGCGGTCTTGACCCAAGAGATTTCCACAGTCTCTTGTATTCAACTACATTTGCAAATGTTGTAGGGCAAAGCATATAGCCAGCATACTCTTTTAAAGTAGTTGGCAAAGGAACATGTTTTCCACAGCACTTACATTCTTTAGCTTTATCTTGATATATACTCATAGTATTTCCATTCCGTCTAGTACATCCGCCAATTTTGAGGGCATCTTGGGAGGCCTAATTACATTTAATCTAACATCTTCTTCTTGCCTATCATTTCTTCGTGATATCGAATCGTACGTATGCACATCAATTTCTTGATTTGTTTCAAATTTAGTTTTACTAATTGAATTATATATAGATCCACAAACAGCATCAGCCAAGTCTTTTGAGCCTTTACGTGGATGATCTACCTTATCACGCATAATTTTTAACTGCAATAATTCGTCTATAAGCAATGGAATATGCGGCCCAGTAAGCCTATCCTCAGCAACAACCATAGCCATATCATCATAATGTTTCTTGGCAACTGATAGAGTCTCTGTATTAATTCCGTATGCTTTTAACTGCTGCATCATGTCATGGGAATTCCAGCGGTCAAATGTACATAATCTTATCTTAAATCCTTTTGTTCTTAAAGAAAGAATATAATCTTTTACCTCAGTAAAATCTACAGACTTATCTGCAGTAGGAGTCCAGTATCTAACTGCATCTACTTCTACAATTGGCGCAGGCTGGGAGTATGTATCGGTTACTTTTACATTAACCCATTTTTGAACGTGAGCCATAGATACGGCACAATGGTCATGCTTTTGTGCCAAGTCTACATGTATAAAGTATTCCTTGTCAGGGTCTGGTGCGAACCAATTTTCAAATCTACCAAATTGATCTACGGCTAATGCCATATTATTAAAAGCTTTTTCTATTTTTTCTCTTGACTTAAAGAATGCATCAATCGCTTCTGGTGGCATGCAAGCAAAACGACCAAGAGCATCTGGCATATTTTTATAAAACTCAACCTTAAAGTTTTCTATAGTTTTTGTGGGGTTGATTTCCCACGTAGGTCTTTTTAAAGCATAAACTTTAGGAATTGTATAAGAGACAATATGATCTTCTTCCCATTCCACCGTTACTTCGTTTCCTGAAGTTCCGTCTGGAAGATTCTCGTCCATCTTTAAAGTTTTGCTTCTTACTACCGTCTCTTTTTCAGCAATTACAGAATCGTAAAACTTTTGTATTGGATCATTTTTAAATCGTGGGAATGAAAGCAATATTACCTTGCCATAGTCTGGAAAACGGGAAACAACTGAACCACGATACATGTCGTAGATAGCGTCTGCTGTTTTTGCTTGGTCGTGTCCTGTAGTATTCTCTGTTGCAAAGCCTGATATTTCGTCTAGGATAACAGCAATTACGTTATAGCCTTCCCATGCTTCACGTTCCGAGTGACCTGAATGTACGGTTATTGCTTTATTAAATTTCATTTCAGAAGCTTTTGCCTCATACTTACCTATAAACCAAGGAGATCTATCTATTCTAGTTTTAAATCCTTTAAAAAAAACGTTATTAGCCTGCTGTGCGTTAATAGCAATGTTTAAAATATCTATGGAATCCCCAGGCGGCTTTCCATAATATGTTGCTGGATCTTTGAGGCAAAGAAGCAAGTAAACCATATAAGATACAGCAATAGTGGAGCAATAATCTTTTCCACTGCCCTTGCCTAATTGTGCAATTACTTCGTTGCAAGTTTGTTTAAATCTACGACGACCCTCATCTTCTCCAAATAATTTGATAAGAGTTGATTCTTTATATATCTGTGAACTTTTTTCTATAAGTGTATATTGGTATTCAGAAAGTGGTGGAAGTCCAAGATAATCTGGGCTAGTAACAAATGTTCGTAAGTCTACTGGCCTTTCATCAAATTCCTCGCCATCTAGGATATCGATGAGATCATTAAAATTAAGATCCACTAGCTTCCTCTGCATCAATTACAACTGGCTCAACTATGCCAGTTATTTGTGAAAGGCGTTTTGCAACTTCCATTTTACATTTTGGACATGTAGCAGTAACTTCTTTTAATATTTTGACAAGAACATCTTGCTTTCGTTCTGTCTCTGCAATTTGTGATGCGAGTTCTTGATTATCCAATAAACCAACTTCTTGCAACATGCCAATTCTTTTACCTTCAATATCTGCAATTAACTTTAATGCCGTCGCTTTTATATTTAGTTGGCCAGCTTGGTCTGCATCTTCTACGGTCTTCCAAGCCTCTTTAATAAGCATGGCGTAGTGTTGGTCTGCTCCAGATATGGCTTCCTTTGCCCTGTCACGGGCTCCAGAATCGCTTCTAACGACCTCTTTCCATTCATCTATGTACCCTAAGACCTCTGCACGTTTGAAGCCTGTTATAGAAGCAATCTGGGTTGGGTTGTTTCCTTTTAGTAGTTCTTCGACTACCTTATTCATGCGATCAAAATGATCAGCTAATTCAATGTCCATATATAGATATTATACCATCTTAGTTGACTAAAATCAGTCTTGGAATTGCTTAGCTATTTTTAATAGAACTAAATATCCAATTAAATCATCAATATCGTTATCTCCTGGATATTCGGTGCCCTTCATTAATCTATTTAATTTATCATCAATACGAACATGTAATTGCTCTCTTGGTCCCGCCTTTGAAAATATACGCACAGGGTCAAGGGCTGAATTGCCGTAGGCAATATTCTTTTTGACCAACATGTGTGCAATTTCATGGCAGGTTTCAAGAATTTCTTTGCCTGCTTCCGTGCCTACTGTAAGCAAATATAAATCATCACACTTAAAATCTTTTGAATCTGGAAATACTGGCTCTAACATATCCGCTCCTATTGAACTTGAGATTCATATCGATTATCAATCTCTACACCGCCAGCTTTTTCTGGCGGCAAAGTGTAAACATTAAATATACCTTTTGCTCCGTGTCTAAATATAAACCAATCTGTAGGATAGTCCATACCTATATTTTTCACGTAATCCAAAAGCTTTTTTGCTCCTGAATTAGATACTACGTAGCAAAGGGTAGACCAATCCTGATATCCCCTAGCTATATTCTCGTTTATTATATCATTATGATTAAATCTTGGGAACTGGTTTTCATGAACAAATATACTAAAAACATCATAATCTTTTGGACAATAATCTAAAAATAGATTATATTTATCTATAAATTCTTCAGATAATTTAGCATCGTCTTCAAAGATTAATAGTTTATCTATATTATTTTCTGCCACATATTTCCAGGCTAAATAATGACTGGCAAAATTTCCAAATTCTCCTGTCTTAAACGATTCCCACGCAAATTTAAAATCTTTATTATCTTCAGTAAACTTTTCTTTAGCACCTTCTATTTTTGCATTTACCGACTTAATAAGATGCTTATTGCCATTTAAATAAATATCTATGCTATCTCTATTCCATTTTCTTTCATCGTTTATGTATATAATATGATAGTCAATTTTATTTCTTTTTATTTTAAGATCTAAATCTTTACCATAAAATGATTGAACTTCCATATAATTTTTATCATGAGACATCCTTCCGTAAATTTTATTTACTATTGGACTATACTCTTTAGAAAACTCGTTAAATGCTTTATATATCAAGGCAGTTTCGTTTGTTGCTTTGCTATGATTATAAGATGACCCTGCTGGATGGGTGATGACATTTTTGCTATCTCTTACTACTAGCTTTCCTTTCCCTATTGCAAATGAAGAATGAACTAGATCTATAGCCCAACCAGAAACCATGCCTTCCCAACCATATTTTTCTTGGAAGTAGTTGAAGAAATTTAACATGTCTTTAACAATTTCTTTATGTATTAAAAACATTATCCCATTGGTATTGACAGCAATAGATATATCTTTATCTAGCGAAGAAACCTTAAGATTTGTAGAGTTAAAATTCCAAGGATCATTTGTAAAATGTGGGGCATATGCATAAATATCTTCGTGTCTAGAAACTACATCTATCATTCTATTCATGATGGACGACCATGAGTCGCTACTTAAATCTCCACAAATGAATAACATGTATTCGTTATCAAAGTTAAAGTCTTTTAATGCATAGTAAAACTGTCTATAATATCTTATATCTCCAAGATTTTGCCAGCCGTTCTTAGGTTGCCCAGAATTTATTACGGTTAGATTAAATCCATTTAATTTAAATTGAGACTCTATACCTATGCAATTATTACGATAATCATCCCAACAAACTAAATAGCTTTGTATCTTCACTGCATTCTACCTCTAATTTTTGTAGAAGATATTGTTTGTGTATATGGAACATATACTAGCCCTATATTTCTTTCATCTAGCCACTCTTGGGTAAATGACATTTGTGCATAATAGTCTTTCTTTGCCCAGTCAGATCCAACTACTATATAATTTGGACCTACCATTTCTATAGATATTCTTGAATCTTGTCCGCCAACATTCATAACAACTTCATCTACATATCTACAGGCCAGTAAAACATCTAGCCTTTCTTGCTCGCTACATATAGGCTTTTTATTTTTAAACTGAAATATAAATTCATCTGTATTTAAAGCAACTACAACCTTTCCTTCTTGTCCCGCAACTTCTCTACATCGTTTTAATAGATTGACATGACCTGAATGGAACAGGTCAAAGGTGCCTCCAGTATAGATTATATTCATTTTGATATCCTATCGTAAGTTTCTTCAGATACAAACCAGCTATCCCATTTTGATTCTTCTGGCAAAATCATAATATAACCTTTACTAATTAACAATTCAGATATCAAGTCTTTAGTATAAGTATTATTATGTTCAACAGTAATTAAGTTAAATTTTGTAGAAAAGTCATACGCATTTAATATATGATACTCAGATCCTTCAGTATCTATTGAAATGTAATCTACAGTTTCTGGACAGTTGTGCTTAGCCAGTAGGTCTTTCAAAGATATAGTGTCTACCACATAAGTATTGCCGTGACTTTTTCTAGTCTCGGTATGAACATCGTTATAGGCATACTCGCTTATTCCTGATAGCCCTTCAAAATTTTCTACCTCAACAAATTCTATACTGTCTCCAGTTTTATCTGAGACACAAGAATAATCTATGCTTGCATTCCTTTTTGATGAAATGATTTTATTATAATGCTTTGAAGGCTCAACTAACAAACCCTGCCATCCGTAATATGTTTCTAGTAAAAAGGTGTTTGATAAATATATTCCATCGCAGGCACCAAACTCAACAAAGTATCCTGGATTTTTATCAAAACAAAACAACGCAAGCAGATCTTGATTTATCTGAGAATAGCTTTCTTTAGTTATACAAAACTCTCTAAATTTATTTAATATCATTTTATAAGCCCGTGATCTTTAAGAGACCTGTATATGGTCATAGTTGTTACGCCACACTCTTTTGCTATTTCTTCCATAGTCTTACGCTGAACTACATAGCGTCTGTACAACCAGTCTTTGCTCTTATATAATTTCATCGCTCTGTTAATACCGTGTTGGAATAGTGTGCAATGCCAAATGCATCTGCCACATCGAAGTCGTCTAGTTGTAAATTATATTTGCTATTAAAGTAATCTACAGTCCTTTGTTTTCTTATCTGCCTCATTTTATTTTTATACCATGAGTCAGCATATCCTGGATTTTCAAACCTAAGCTTGTCTTTCTCCATTTTTGTTGGGTTCTTATTTCCAATATAAGCCTGCCAAGATGTAGGAGATATAGTAATAACACTAGCGCCAGTAGACATAAGCTCAGCAATGACAACTCCATAGACATATGATAATTTTATCACGGCATCAGGGGATCTGACAAGGACTGCACCCTCTACTGCTATATAGTCTGATTTTAATTCGTCAAGCATAGCATGTACTTTAACTTTAGCATCGTAAATTTTTTCGTATATGTCTGCTCCAGCAAATTCTACTTTGCCCCACTTTAGAGGCTTGTTATTTTCCATAAGACAAAAAGCAACTGAATTTGTTGAAGCATCTATGCCAAGAACTCTATTTGCTTTTGTCTTAATTAGTTCACCCAATTTCATCGATCATCCTTAATAATTTATTTTTTTGATTTATATCTATCTTTTTCTGACAACCAGCACATATGTTTGATTCATTGTATCTACTTAGCCTTGCATTACATTTTCTGCATGCTCTTTTTGCACCGCTTCTAATTGCTTTCTTTTCATAATACTTTTCCATGATCCTACGATTAGTTGCGATACGGCAACATTCATCTGAGCAATACTTTTGATTATGTGTTTTTGCTTCAAAATCTTTTGCACATTCTTTATTGGCGCAGATCATTATTTCTGTACCTCGTATGGCTCAATTTGTACTTCCCCAGTCGGACCAGACCAACATTCTTTTTTAATAGGGCAACCCTTGCAGGCATAACTTGTTTTAATAAATGGTCTTATTGGCAGCCCCCCGTCTTTAAAATTATCATAAACTTCACATAGCCAAACAAATAAATTATCTATAATTTCTTTATTCTTATCATTCATCTGGATAGGTATGAGAAGGATCTCTTGAGTGTTCTTATTTTCATATAAGAAGAAAGCTTCCCTTACATTTCTTAACTTCATATATGTAAGCAACTGAAGCATATGGTTTGCCGATGGGGACATTTCTGCCTGCCTTGTATCCCAAACCTCTTGCTTAGCCGTCTTAATTTCTCCAAGAACTTCTTCGTCGTCCCAATTAATTACAAGATCTATGAAACCACGAATCGGAGGGTATTCATTTTTAATCTCTATTTCAGTCTGTACTGACTTTATTGGGGCTCCCATTTTTTCAATTAGGCCTTGTAGTCTTTCATGAGCCTGAGTTCCTTGAGCCATATTTGCGACTGCTTTTGAGTCGTTGTTATCTATGAAGGTTGCTCCACTAAATGCCATATACCAATAACGTGGGCAGTTTCCATTACCATATCCAAAACTGCTTGGACTAAATGTATATTTAGTCATTTCTCCATCTGCACGTTTTGTAGCAAGATAGGCTTCATCAAGCATCTTAGCAAATTCTTTTGGATCAAATTTACCTTCGTACTTTTTAAACTTTAAATTTTTTACTATGTCTCTAGCCATTATAACGAACAACATACTTGAGGGCATCCACAAGTTTGTCTATCGACTCCTTCGCTGAATAATAAATATTCTTTTTGTTGTTGTTTACTGTGCCAGCCTTATCCTTAGCAATTGTTGAATATACTGAGGCAAGCATGGAAAACTTCGTAGACATTGCCTGTAGTTCAATAATAAGATGTGGTGCTTTTGCTGCTGGAACATCTGGGTTAAGTAGAAGCTTTACCACTATGGCAAGCGCCTTATCAAGCTGTTCATCTTTCATGTATTCATGTAAGTCATTAAACTCTGTTATGTCATTAATTAATTCAAGAGTATTTTTTTCTGTCATGCCAACACCTTTGTAACTATGGCGTACCCAATCCAGAGACCAACAATTCCCATAAGGCCAGCAAATACAGGAGGGGCGGGGATAGGAAGCTTGAATGCGCTAAATACTCCTCCCACAACTGCTCCTACTAATGTTGTCATAAATATGTCTCTCATTCGTGCCACTTTTCTACTAACTGTTCCAGTAATGACCATTCAATTACCGCTAATCTTGTTTTGCTGTTGTCTTCGCCAATAACTAATTTTAGTACTGGGTAGTACGCTCTGCTTACTTTAAATGTGTCTGTGCATACTTTAGCCCACATTTCTTTTGATACTGTAACTGACTTTCCTGTTTCTTTATAATCTACAACAAAGCCATTCCATATTGCATCACCTTTTAGATAATCGCCTCTGCCGCTATTCTTTTGCTGCTTGGCTCCATCACGTTTTGCTTCTGATCTTTCAGACATTAATTTATCCTATATGAATTTTTATGACCGTCTAGGCATGTCCATGTCATTTCTAAACTTTGTTCATTCCAATAGTAGAACTCTGAATCCTTACTACATTTAGAACACGGTCTAGATTCATCTATCTTACTTAAACCTTGCTCTGGTTCTTTGTTTTGCAAAAACTCATTAAGATTTGGCATCTATACCTTTAACAAGCTTTTCTACTACTTTTGGATTATCACGAAGGAACTGCACGGCTTTTGCTCTACCCTGTAGCCGCTCCCCTTCCACGGTATACCAAGCGCCACCTTTTTCCACGACTCCGCACATTTCGGCAACATCAAGGACTTCTCCTATTCTATCAATACCAACAGTTTCTCCTTGGTAATAAAAATCATACTGACCAGATAGATTTGGTGGACCCAACTTATTATAATCGATAATCCAGTTTACTGGTCTTCCTACCCTTTGCTCAATAATCTTATCGCCAACTTTAACGCCAGCCTTGATCGCATTCGCTTCAGCTTCCGAGCTCCATAATTTAATAACAGTAGATGAGAAGAATTTAACTGCCATTCCACCCGTCGGAATATGCGAAGCATGCATAGACCCAAACTGATTACGCTGTTGTGATATGAGGACAAGAAGCGTGTTCTTATTCGCATAGTTAAGCATTTTAACAGCATGAGTCATATCCTTTGCTTCTGCGCCTATCTGTTTAGTATCTTCCAACTTCTTTAACTCTGAACTATCTTTTTCAAAATAGATTGCTGGAAGTAGCGCAGATATAGAGTCAACTACAATAAGGTCTACGTTTGCCTCCATCAATTGTGTAGCAACATCAACCATATCGTTAACTGTTTTTGCTGGTGAGTAGATTAGTTTAGACGAATCGACACCTAACTTTTCCGCCCAACCTTTATCATATGATGCTTCTGCATCAATCCATGCACAAGTTTTGCCGTTCTTCTGTGCCTCTGCTATCATCTGTAGACAGAAAGATGACTTACCAGCAGACTTATTTCCCCAAACTAAGACTTGTCTTCCAAATCCAAGTCCTCCTTTTAGGGCTAAGTTCAAACCGATGCTAGGCGTTGGCTGTCGCTCTACTTGAACATCTACTGCTGACTGTACTCTTGATCTAGTTTTTGGATCTAATTTTGCTAATATATCTTCTATTACAATTGTCATTTATACTCTTTCTTTCTACTATTATATCATTTAGAATAGGTTGCCGTGAAGGGGTGGACGCTTTTTATTTTTTTCCATTTTATTATGAAGAACTTCGTCTAGACTATGAAGAACTTGTTCTTCATTTCTCATAGCCGCATATACATCAAGAATTCTAATAATGATATCTGCTATTTCTTCTACTACTTTTTCAGAACCTTGACTTTTACGAATAGCCTCAAGGACCTCCGTAACTTCAGAATGAACTAAAGCTAACTTATTTCCTATTTTGTCATGGTTATATTCCCCATCCCAAAATCCTTTTTCTCTTGCTGTTTCATGAAGAATCGCTGAAAGCGCATCAAGTCCGTACTCTGTAATTATTTCATTGCTGTTCATTTTTGCTCCTTAAGCTAAATTTAAAAGTAAAATCTGTATCGTCATACTCAACAACTAATTCTTTATCTTCATTAGCCGCATCTACAAATTTTGTGGTGGGAACTGATAGACTTCCATATTGCTCTAGCAGAGCCACCAATATTTTATTCAGACTCATTGACTGAACAATATCTTCTGTCATTTGATTTCCTTAATCATTAATGTGCCGTCATCTAATTTTGACAACACAGGTTTACATTTCATTCCATCACGCATTTTTGCCAATGTTATTTTATACATTGACGGAAATGCAATTGCTCTAGTTAGATTTTTATCTTTATCAGACATAACAATATGAGACATAGTCTTTCCATTTTTAGTCTGATACGGGCTAAAGTTTACCACAATCTTCTCATCTTCTTCAAGACTATATTCTTTACGATACAAAAAGTCTACAAATACATCTGCAGAACTTGGATTTATGTCAGCAACATCTACATATCTTGCTATACGGTTATCTCCTACAAGAATAAAATACATCTTGCCAGCCTCAATTTGGGTTTGCTCATGATGAAAAAGACCTATGCTACCAGTCTCATCAACTAATTCAACTCTTGCCCAACCCTTGCCACGCTTAATACTTTTAACCATTCCGAACATAACGAATGACCCCAGTGGATCAAACTGGTCTATAGTTATTGCTTGTGCCTTAATTCTAGGCGGAATATTTTTTAATTCAAATGATGGTATGCCTAGGAATTCGTAGTAGTTTTCTTTTTCTTGACCGCTCCTAGGATTATCCTCAAAGGCAGCACCACCAATAGCGTTAAGAGAGCTAATAGCCCTACTATTAATGCCGCTTCCTTTCTTTGAGGCTTTTTCAATAAATTCTTTATAATTTGCATATGGTCTTCCTTCTATGATTTTATTTGCAATGCTGTCTGATATAAATTTAATTTCTGCCAGTCCAAATCGCAAAGAGTCTTTCTGTAAAGAAAAGTATACATCGGATTCGTTTATATGAGGCAATTGTACCCTTAGTCCAAGTCGCTTTGCTTCGATGAGGTATTCTGTTCTTGTGTCTTTGTCTCCTTCATTTTTGAGCGCTGCGAAAATAAACTCCAAAGGATAATGTAACTTAAGCCAAGCGGTATAATAAGAAAGCATAGAGTAAGCAACAGCGTGAGACCTATTGAACGAGTATCCAGCATGTGCTTCAAAGTCGTGCCAAAGTTTTTCTGCCTGCTTTTTAGAAATGTGCTTTGAAGCACCTTCAACAAATTTATCCTTGAACTGGTCGAATTCTTTTGCATCTTTTTTCTTTCCAATAATTTTACGGACCTTGTCTGCCTCAGACCAAGTCATGCCACCAAGGTGAACGCAAGCCTGCATAACCTGCTCTTGATAAACAATTACACCGTATGTATTTTTAGTAAACGGTTGCATAATAGGGTGAACATATTCTACCGCTTCCTTGCCGTGCTTTCTATTTATGTATGAAGCACCAACTGTATTCATAGCACCTGGACGTACCAAAGCGTTAGAAACAATTAGATCTTCAAATTCTGTTGCGCCCATCTTAATTAATAAATTAGTATAAGGGGTTGCTTCAGCCTGAAATACACCTTTGGTATATCCTTCGCTTAACATTTTATAAACTTCTGGATCATCGAATGTCATCTTGGATAAATCAATATGCTTGCCTGTGCGTTTTCTAATTGAATTTACAGTGTCAGCAATAACTGATAAGCATTTAAGTCCAAGGGCATCAAGTTTAATTAGACCAATATCAGCAACAGTATCCATATCATAAGCAATTACTGGTATACGACCAGAAGCTTTGTCTTCACGGTCTTCTCTAGTTTCGACTGGGCCGTAGTTACGAATGTCGTCTTTAGCAACAATAACTCCTGCAGCATGAATACCAGTACTCCTAATCTTGCCACGCAATCTTTCGGCAAGCCAAGTAACTTCAGGATATTTCATTCTAAATTCTTTTGTGTTGGGCGAAGTTGCATACTCTTCAAATGTGTCCACAGACTTTAGGGCATGGTTGACATCTGAGAGTGGTACTAAAAATGCACGAGCAGCATCACGAACTACACCTTTATCTTTAAAATAAGTAAATGTAGAAATTGATGCTACGTGCTTAAACTTCTTTTTAAGATAATCCTTAACTTCTTTGCGACGACGGTCCTCAAAGTCTGTATCAATATCTGGGAAATCATTACGCTCAGGATTAATAAATCGGAAAAATAGTAGGTCATATTCAATTGGGTCTACATCTGTAATGCCTATCGAATAACATACTAACGATCCCGCCGCCGAACCACGGCCAGGTCCAACCATAATTTCTTGACCCTTAGCCCAATTAATCATGTCAGCCACAATTAAGAAATAGGAGGCAAATTTCTTGTCCTTAATAACTGCCAATTCTTCCTCTAGGCGAGCCCTATAGACCTCATCTGAGGCCTTCCCAAGCCGTTCTAAGCCCTTTTCAGCCAGGTCCCGTAGCTTTTCATCAGCATTGGTCTTTGGGACTGGCAGGAGGTCAAGGTTTCGATATAGGTCATATTCGCCTACCTTATCTGCTATCTCTAGGGTATTATCAAATATATCTGTTCTATTTATTCCAGCCTTCTTAAAGTCCGCCTCAATTTCCTCACGAGTCTGCATAAATAAATTCATGCCCTTGAATGACATACGACGATCAGGATATAAGTAATCAAATCTATCTCCCATATCTCTCATCTGGCGAGACATTTCAAAGTCTGCATCTTTATTCATTTTAGGGTTGGTAGAAATAATTAATAGGGCTTCTTCTAATAATCTATCTTCTTCTTTGGCAAAATGGATATCGCCAGTTGCCACCGCCTTAATTTTTAATTCATCTGCTAATTCAAGAAGCTTTGAATTTATTTCTTGCGGATTGTGAGATTGTACCTCAACATAAAAATCTTCATTAAAAGTTTTCTTAAAATTTTGAAGTAAAAGTTTGGCTTCTGAAAAGTCTTCCTTTTCGATAGCCTTACTAACAATACCATTGAGACATCCAGACAATACGATAATACCTTCCGCATACTCATTTAATACCTCTCTATCAATACGTGGCTTAGAATAGAATCCTTCTGTCCATGCTATTTCTTGCAACTTATGAATATTCTCTAAGCCTTTTTTATTTTTTGCCAATAGGATAATATGATTATAGGCCTGAATACTTTTATCTTTAAATGATGATCTGTCAAATCTATCTGTTGGTGATATGTATGCCTCTACTCCAAGAATTGGTTTTACACCATATTGCTCACAAGCAATTTGCATTTCACGATGTGATGATAATGTGCCATGATCTGTAATGGCAATAGCAGGCATGCCAAGTATCTTGGCTTGCTTTACTAATTCATCTGGTGAATTTAGTCCATCCATTGTTGAATAATGGGAATGGACATGCAAATGTATAAAATTCATAACCGCCTTTGTGTGGGGGCCCTTTCGGGCCCCCAACTATTACCAATCTAAGCTGCTGCTAGTTGCAGACTCAGTCTCTTCTGCTCCGCCTTCTCCATTAAAGAAAGCTTCCTGCTCTGCGTATGGCAAGTCACGCACAGCAGTCTCTTCTAGTTTATACAATTCAATAGCAGAGGAATCAAACGGAGTTTCATCCTTAGCCAATGGAATAATTGTGTAACTAGTTTCAGTCTTTAGACCAGTTCTCTTGATACGCCACATAAGATTTGTAATTGAACCCATCTCTCCTGCGTATTCAATAAGTGTAGGTGTAACGGTTTTACCGCTTGAACCCTGTGAAAGAATAGCAACATATGGCTCTTCTTTTCCATCATCTACAAGTACATTGATGTAAAGTCGTGAACGACCCTTCCATCCCGCCTTGTAATCCTTGCGATGTTGTTCGCAACCGTAGCACTTGCCCTGATCATCAGTTGTGCATAGCGCCTTGCGACGATAATCTTTAGGATTTGTGTGCTCTACTGCAATAAAACCCAGTCCGAGCTTTTCATTATAATTTGGTGAATCTGGATCTAGTTCCTGAAGGAAGCGAATCTTTACGCTTTCGCCATCCTCAAGCTTTACCCATTTTGCTTTGTTACCTTCGCCAGATGATTGTGGCTTATCTAGCGCTTTGTTTAGGTCTTTAAGACCCTTTACGATACCCATATAGTTTCTCCTTATGTAGTTGACGGTATAGATCCGTCTGTTCTTTCATTATATCATGGGTTCCAAGATCGGTATTCGATATCGGAAACTGCGTTTTTAATACAGGTGATAATCTCTTTTTCTGTCATATCTCCAGCATCCTTTGCATCATGTGGATATATCTTACCATATTCATAAGAAGCCCACAAGATATCTTTATTCTTTAATCTATTGGCTATGCTAAGCCCTAACTCTCTGCCAGCCAAATCTGCATCTGTCATAATTGTTATACGATTAAAATATCTATTTAGTAATGCTAAATTTTCTTTTGATAAATGTCCGCCTAGAGTTGCAACGACGTTTGGAAATCCAGCCTGATGGATACGAATAGCATCAAAGCTTGACTCAACGACTATTACATTCTCTCCAATTCTTTTAGCCCTATGAATATTAAACATTGTTTTATTCTTTGGCAAATTAGTACTATTCTTAAATCGTTTTTCTTTAATAGATCTGCCAACAAGGCCAACTGGAATGCCGTCTGGACTATGTACTGGGACAATTACCATATCCATTTTACTGGAGTATCCTAATTTGAAATGATGCATTGACTCTTCATTTATTCCTCTAGACTGAAAGTATTCTTTTGCCTCATTTGAATTGCCTAATTCTGTGTAAAGGTTGTCTAGTGTCTCCTGTGGAAATTCTTCAAAGTCTGGCTTATCTTCAAACAATGAGTTTAGAGTATCTTCAAATATATCATCTGCTTCTGACTTCTTAGACATAATAAATCGTAATACTTCAAACTCATTCTTGCCTAATATTCTTTTAACTAAATCTTTCAGGCCGCCAGCCTCTCCGCATGACGGATTAAAGCAGAGCCAAGCCCCAGTTCTTTCGCTAATATAAAAGCATGGAGTATTTACGTTATTATGGAAAGGGCAATACAGCACAAGGTTATCGTTAGATTCGCCAATGATATTTAGTCCAAGGCCTTTTACTATTGCTTTGACGTGACTTGGCGTATAGAACGAGGTATCAGTTTGCCCTGCGTAATCCCCTCTGATTCCCATGCCTTCTTCTTTCCTACGTAAACTCCATGGATTGTCATTATGAACTTCCATGTCTCGCCTGTGAATTCTACCGAAAATGCTGGGTCTATGTCAAGGACTCTTGCATATCCCCTACTTCTCATATCATGAGTAAGCATATTTTCATATTGATTTTTAACTCTGATCATATCAGAATCATCTGCAAATTCTACACGAATTTGAAATCTTTTAATTTGTCGATGAGTCATTCTTCATATTCGGTAGGTTTTCATAGATAGGCTTGATAACACCTCTATTGATATCCCAATCTAAATAGAAGTCAAACTCATGTCCATGACGGTTCTTTCGGCTAACCACTTCAATCATATTTGTATTTGGATATCTGTGAATAGCCATAGCCATATCTGCATCATATTCAATTGCCTTTGACCATGCGACTTGGCTCATCATTGGCGGTTCATCTTGGTCCGATATATCGTCAGCCGTTGCAGCGGTGATATCGACAATCGGAATATTATTTGAAACTGCTAGCAATTTAAACTCACGAGAAATATTACGGTTACGTTCTACTTCAGAATTGCTTCGCTTGTTATCATTAAAAAGCTGGTGGTAATCAAGAATAACCAAATCAGGTTTATGCTGGTCAATTTTACCTTGAACAGTTGCTGGTGTAACGTCAGCCAATCCTTCATTTGATACAAGGATAAATCCGTTTTTGTTCTCAAACTTCTTTTTACCCCATGCTTTAAAGTCGTCTATATTAACATCACCTTTTGAAAAGTCGCTATTCTTAAATAAACCAGAACCCATAATAGTATAGATACGGTCACGCATATTCTCTGGTGACATCTCAAGCGAGATAATCATAGGCTTAAATCCTTGTTCCCACGCCTTACATGCAAGATATGATGTAAACCAAGTCTTACCACGTCCTGGCCAACCAATAGCAACAATTAAATGTCCTGGCGCCATACCTGTAGGATATGCTTTATCGATTGCTTCAATACCAGTAATAATTCCTGGGCTACCGCCCATTGCTGCTGAGCGCTCTTTAACGGATGCAAAATGTTGTTCTGCCAAACCGATATCTGTGAGATCAATGTCACGAATATTATTTGTATGTCTGCTTAGCCCAGCAAGCTTGCTTTGAATATCTGCAAGAACTCTTGATGCTGAATCTTCTTTAAGCGCTGCACCTGCCTGCAAAATAATAGACTTAAGCTTATTAGAAATATATTCATTCTTTAACTGGTCAAGGTAGTATCCAGTCTCTGCTTTTGCTGACGGGTCTGGCTCAAAATCTTTATGTCTTTCCATGATGATGCCGACTTCTGGGACAGCTTTAAACTTATAATAATAATTCTTTAGGCTTTCCCACACGTCACGATATGAAGTAAATAGTTCATCAACGTTAGCGGCAAGCAAGGTGCTAATATCCTTGTTATTGCATACTGCTGTAATTACTTTTGCTTCTATATTCACTCTTGTCCGCCTTCTACTAGCTTCTTCGTCTGCTCTCTTAGCATCGCTCTATTCGCCTTATCCTTTTCAATATCTGACTGCACCTGATCTATTCTATCAAAGTTATAGAAAAAGAAATTAAGTGGGTGCCCAGATTTACTGGTTTTAAAATAATATTCAAGCAACTCTTTGGCACGGTCATATCCTACACTATCAATGACATCTTGCATAGCCCATTTCTCACGAAACTTATTTATACGAGGCTTCTTTTTGTATTTATCTGTGTATAGGTTTTCGTATAAAGATATTAGGATATAAGGCTCTTTACTTTTTGCCGCCACTTAATTCCTCTTCCACCTCACGAGTTTTTTGAATCAACTTTTCTTCAACAAATTTATATACACGCTCTGTAGCAGAATCTACGTTTTCTCCACTACGCACAATATCTTCTACGCCAATACCAATCTTAATACTTTCATAGTTACCTAAATTTCTGGTAAAAGATAGATCTACTTTTACTTTTGTATCTGACATTACTTGTGCTCCTTTAGGTGTCTATTTAAAGTATCGTGAGCAAATATACCCCAACGAACTTCTGTTTCTTTTTTACATATTGGACAAATAACTACTTTGCCTGTCATTCCTCCGCCTTCCATACTGGTACGAACTTGCCGTCGCTAGTCTTAGTATACAATATTAAATTATGTTTGAGAAGAGCTAATAATTCTGAACGTGAAGGAACTTCAGAAGTATATCCGTCATCTAAAATAAACTGATGTATTTTTAATATGTCGTCTTCCGTTAACATATACATAGACCACCCAGCATCGTCTGGATTACTAATTGGATATATTTTAGTTGGCTGCTGGATCTTGCCAGCCAAAATATAATCTTCTACAGTAATTTTATGTCTATTTAAAAGCTTGGCGGCTTCACGCAAGGTATATGCTTTTTGCATATGCTTATTAACTAAAGAATAGTTATACATAACCCTACGTCTTTCAGGATAACACCAAGCCACTATTTCATCTCTTGCACGAGATATACGTAAAGACTTGTGTATCTTTCCGTCTAAGAAGAAATAGAGAAGTCTTTTAGGTGTTCGAATTCTTTTTGTTCCAGCCATCGTCCTAGTGGGCTTCTATC